TAGCCCTCCTCGGTGAACAGGGCGGTGTAGTCGTTCTGGCCGAGCAGGACCGAGTCGTAGACGGTGTCCAGGGTGATGACGTCCTGGCCGCCCTTGACGAAGGTGCCCGCCGAGTAGAGCAGGAACTTCAGGCTGGTGCCCCAGACCTTGAAGTCACCGGCGGCGCCGGTCAGGGCCTGCCAGTCGTAGACGAACTGGGGGTTCACGCCGCGGGCCTTGAACCAGGCGTCGATGCGGGCGTCGTTGACGTCGGTGAGGTCGACGCCCTGGCGGCGGGACAGGTCGGTGCGGATGGCGCCGTGGACCCAGTAGGGGAAGACCGCCTCCAGCGTGGTGGAGCGGGAGAGGCGCTGCGCGTAGCGGTAGTGCTCTACCTGGAGCTCGATGGCGGTCAGGATCGGGGCAGCCGCGCCGATCTGGCCCGCGTCCATGGAGACGGCGGTGGACTGGCGCTCCATGGCGGCGATGATCCGCTCGCTCATCTTGTGCTCGTGAGCGACGAGGGCGCCGCGGATGGTGCGGGCGACGAGCTCCGGGTAGCCGCGCTGCTGGAGCAGGTTGGCCTGGATGTGGAGGCCGGCTGCGGAGAGGCGGACGTCCTCGAACTCGGTGCAGGGCACGTTGTAGACGGGCTTGGGGCCGACCTTGTTGATCGGGTCGGCGGCGGAGGTGGGGGCGTACTTGCCGGCCTTCGCCTCCTCCTCGGTGAAGTTGAAGGAGGGAGCCGCGTAGAGGTCGGCGAACTTGGGGCCCTTGGTGAACTTGATGCCGCCGCGGGTGACGTTGATCTCCGGCAGGGAGATCAGGCCGTCGCGGGACTCGTCCTCAAGCAGGTCGTAGACGGTCTCGGAGGGAGCGCACCAGCCACCGGCCGCGACGAGGGAGCCGCCGGGCAGGTTCTTCTCGTTGACGGCGAAGGCCATGGCGGCGTCGGCCGACTCGGGGGAGGAGACGGTGGCACGCTCGTCGAAGTGCTTGCGCACGACGGCGAGGCTGTGGCGCTCGCTCATGGCGCGGCCAGCGCGAGCAGCGGCGGCGTAGGCGCCGGAGTTGAAGCCCTGGAGGCGGCGGTCGAGGGCGACGGCCAGGTCCTCGAAGGAAGCGTCGGAGTCGGCGGCGAAGCCGGGAACGTCGGCCACGGTCAGGCGGGCCTTAGCGGTGTCCTCCACGGAGGTCTCCTCAGTGATCGCAGGTGCGGGGGTGTGAACGTGCCGACGGATGCCGGACAGCTTGATGGGGCCGCGGGGAGCGGCGGCGGTGACGGCCTCGGCCTCAGGCTCGCCGTCAACCTCAGTGGCGGGCTCAACGTCGGCCGCAGCGGCCTTGGCCTTCTTCTCGGCCTCCTCGGCGGCCTTTTTCTCAGCCTCGGCCTCGGCGATGTCGGCCTCAGCCTCCGCCGTCTCCTCGGCGGGGGTGTCGTCCTCATCGTCGGCAGGGGCGGGGGCAGGCTTGTCGGCTCCGACCTTGGCGGCCATCTCGGCGGCCTTGGCGGCGCGCTCGGCAGCGGCCTGCTCGCGGGCGCTGATCTCGGCTGACAGGACCTCGATGCCCTCGGTCAGGGTGCCGAGAGTGGCCAGGTCCTCGTCGGTGAACTCGCCGCCGGCGTAGAGGGTCTGGAAGGCGTCGACGGCCTTGGAGCGCAGGTCGCCGAGGTCCTCAGCGCTCAGGTCGGTCAGGTTCTCGGGAATCTCCAGGTCGAAGGTCTCGACCGGAGCGTCCTCGCCCTGATCGGAGAAGACGGTGATGTCGAAGTGCTTGCGCATGTTGAGGGGTCCTCCGTGTCTCGTTGCTGGGCAGGGTTCCCGTCCCCAGCGGGGTACACACGAGGCCCTGCTGCCATGCCGTTGGCTCAAAGGATACACCTATGAGTGAGACAGCCCTCCATAGGGGTAGACAAAACCCCTCACCGCCATGAGCAAACGGTGAGGGGTTCTGCCTGATCCACCCAGCGTCAGGAGTCCATGAGACCTCTAACGGGGACCATCATAGCCGATGGCGATGGGTGGCGCTACGCCTAGAAGCGAGTGATCGGGGAGGAGTCCTTGGAGCCCTCGCCGGGCAGGGTGCCGTCGGCCAGGGGCCGGGGCTCAGTGCCTACCGGGGGAGTTGTAGTCCGTCCACATCCGCATCCCATGCTTTCTGTTCCTTTCCTCAGATGGATCCGAGACGGCGCGCCATCTGCGCCGCCTTCGCCAGTGTACCCGCGCGCTCGACACGCGCCCGCATCTTGTCGGCGGCCGTAGCGCGCTGAAGGTCGCGGCGGCGCTCTGACTCGGCCAGACGCTTCAGGTACGAGATGTCCCCGAGAGTCAGCCCGTCTCCCCGCATCCGGCTCGAGGGGTGCGCGGCGCGCGCGGCGGAGTCGTCGTGGGCCACGACACCTGAGGCCTGGAGCGACTTCACCTCGCCGGAGGCCAGCAGGCCCTGAGGGCGGGGCACCGGGAAGCCCGGCACATTGACTGCCAACGCGCCGACGAGCTCGAGCGAGCCACGGATCGTGCGCCAGTCGCCGGAGATCGGGGCGGAGCGGGCCACTCGGACCTGCTCGGCCGTGATCCCGGGGCGCAGGGAGCCTGCAACCCAGATGCCGTAGGCGTCCTCGCCGGCCGCTACGTCGGCGAAGACGGTACCGGTGTTGTCGTAGTGCTCGGCGGCGGCGTTGGCAGAGTCCCGGGGACCGGCGTGCCCGGTCCCCATTGTGAGATGCCCCACAGCCACGGAGGTGCCCTCGGCCGTGCGCAGGGCGCCAGTGCGGAAGTAGGCGTAGTTAGAGGGGCTTGTGGGCGGCTCGACGCACTTACCGATCTGGCCGATGTGGCAGGTGCCCCAGGCGGCGATGTGGCCGAAGACGCGGCCGTCGTCCTCGACCACGAGGGCGGTCGGGCCGGTCAGGGCCGGGTCCTTGAACCATGCCTCCGGCGGGGCGGTGGGAATAGCCGCGGCGGTCAGAGAGTCGCGGCTCAGAGGGTCGGCATCTGCTGAGCGAGCCATTTTCTCCTCAGAATCGCCATTTTCGTCGAGCTCGGAGGTCTCAGGCGTGCTGGGAGCCTGCCCAGCGGCGTAGACGCGAGCCGTGGCGAAGGCCGGCACGGCCACGAGGGTGGCGGCGCGCAGTCGGGCCGACTCGATGACGGTCAGCTCGTCTGAGGACGACATGGCGGCGACCTTGACCCGACCCTCAGGGTCAGCCTCATCGCCGGAATCTGCAACGTCGGCCTCAGGCATGTCCGCCTTCGCCATGATCCGGAAAGTCACGTCATCGGTGTCGATGGAGACTCCGTTGGACATCTGCTCGGACACCTGGCGGAGCGCCTCAGCGCCTACGGCTGATCCTAGGTCGAAGGTCCCGGTGGCGTAGATGTCACCGTTGTCGCGACGCTCGACGGTCTCGATCCGGCCGCAGACCTCGGCCCCGTCGTGGCCGCCCACGTCCTTGAAGGCCACGCGCAGCGGGATGGGCAGGTCGTCCCAGCGCAGGGCGCCGTCCTCGATGAGGCGGCCGTCGCCAGTCATCTCCCCCTCGCGGGCGATGACGCCCTCCCAGCGGCCATCGGGGGCGGGGGTCTCCTCGGGAGCGGGGACGGTGTCGCCGGCGGGCTCTTCGCGAAGGTCGGAGAACTCGCCCACGCGGCGGGCCGTCTCCTCGATGCGTAGCTTCATGGCTGTCCTTTCAATGTCTGAGGCTGAGTACTTGACGTTCACGGCCGGGCTCGGGTGCGGCCGGGCGTCGGTCGGAATGAGGATGCAACGGCAGTTCGCCGTCTCCTTGAGCGGCCCGGCGGGGTCGCCGGGATAGAGCAGGTGAGTGTCTCCGACGTGGAACGGGGTGCCGAGGTCCTGCACCTGACCGTCAGCGGCGACGTGAGTAGGCCGGACCCGGTTGTCGTGGACCGTTACCCAGCGCAGGCGGCCGCGCTTGCGGGCCAGGTCTGACGTGGCCATGCGGTGGGCGGCGTTCGCCGTCGCTGCAGTGCGGGCGAGCGTGCGCAGCCGGGCCGCGTAGGCGGTCGTGGCCTCGCCCTTGCGGCGCGAGGTGCCGAGCATGCGCCCGAGCTCGATCTTCGTCTTGCGCTCGCCCCAGCCCTCGGAGGCGGCGCGCTTGAGCAGGCCCCGGACGTCCTCGTAGACGGCGACCGGCAGGCCGGAGTCCTCCAGGATGCGCTGGACGGTCGCGTACTGCGGCAGGCGGCGCCGGCCGCGCCCGTCACGGATGAGGTCGCGGATGGCGGCCTGCCACGCGCTTCGAACAGATGTCCAGGCGAACGGGTTCGGCACCCGGGCGCCTGCCGCCGTCAGGACCGGAGAGTCCAGGGCGTCCTCAGCCAGGGCGCGGACCCGCTTCAGGAAGTCGTTCAGGACCGGCTCGGCCAGGTCAAGGTACTGGTCCTCGATCTCGTCGCGCCAGTCCGCAACCGCCTTGGGGGACTCCCAGTCCGAGGGGCCCTTGGCCAGGAGATCGACGTCGGTGGAGGCCATCACCTCACCTCCTCGAGGGAGGCCCGGTTCAGGCTGGGCGTGCGGATGAGGGCGTTCTCCGGCAGGACGTAGCGCAGAGCCGTGACCAGCCGGTCCAGCCGGTGAGGGACGCCGTGCGTAGCGACCTGAGTCACGTAGGCGTCCAGCAGAGTCACGACCCGACCGGACTCGACGCCGGGGCAGCCGTGGTTGTCGAGCAGGGCGGGGACGACGTCCCACGCCCCCTTCGTGGCCTTGCTCACGGTGAGGATGTCGGTCGGCCACAGGACGTGCGCCTCGTGGAACGGGCGGCCCTTGAGCGCGTTGAAGCGGGCACGGTCGGCCCGCACGACGCGCTTGCCGACGGCTTCGAGCGCCTTGACCACGAGGACGTCAACGACGGCCACGAGCGCTGTGGCGTCAACGTCCTGGCCGTGCGCGGTCAGCCGGGCGTCCGGGTTGCGGCGTGTGGGGGAGGTAGCGGCCGACGCCGCCGCGTAGGCGCGGGCGGCGTCGGCAGTGGGTGGGGGAGGTGTCATGGGTTCTCCTGAGGTGAGGGCGTACGGTCAGGCCCCGGCCGGGGCCGTCGTGGATGACTCTGGGCGGGCGTCGCCGGATGAGATCGGCGCCTCGCTACCGGGAACCCTACCCGGCTCGGCCGCGTCCGCGCCACTCGGCGGGCGGCCGGGACCATCCTGGTCGGGCTTGGGCGCGTCGGCGGGGAGGGTAGGGGGCAGGGCGAGCTCGCGCAGGGTCTCGGACGGGGCCGAGTAGTCGCCCTTGTATGCCTTCAGAATCTCCTCGGTAAGCGGGCCGATGCCGATGGTGCCCATCAGGTCCGGCCGCTTGGCGACCATGGCCAGGGCCTGCATGAGGGCCCGCTCGTCCAGCGGCTTCGCGTCGGAGTCGTCGAAGCCGGACGCCTCGCGCAGCGCCTCGTCCGACACGGCGCCGGCGCGGTGGAGGTTGAGCGCCTCCTCCGACCGGTTCGGCCGGGCCACGAGGGCGGAGACGTCGTAGCCGACGGAGAGGGTACGCACCTCGTCCTCGCTCAGGCCCGCCGAGAGCAGGACCGGGCGCAGGTACTGGCTCGTCAGCGCGTCGCAGATCAGGGCCAGGACCGGCTCGATGTGCGTGGTGACGGTATCCTCGCGCGTCAGCCACGCGCCCCAGTGGTTCATGGCGCCCGAGCCGAGCAGCAGCTCCGGAGGGGCGTCCTGGGCCAGGGCCAGGCGCCGGATCGCCTCGTCGCGCAGGTCGCGGGCGCCGGAGTCCAGGGCCGAGGAGAACGTGAGGTGGCTCATCTTGTCCGCCGCCTCGTCCGGCACGGTCACGACGAGCGGCACGACGGCTGAGGCGTCGTCCCGGTTCTCGATGGGGCGCAGCATCGAGTCCATGAGCGCGGCCACGAACGGGTCCGGCGCGCCGTAGGCATTCTGATCCGCGGCGTCCGAGGCCAGCGCGGCCGAGGCCGAGGAGGGCACGACCAGGATGCCGGCGCCGGCCAGGCGGGAGTCGATCTGGGCGCTGATGTGACGGGTCAGGCCGATGAGCTCGCGCAGGATCGGCAGGCAGGCCCGTGTCGGGCTGTCAGCCTCCCAGTAGCGTGCCGGGTGCGGGCGCCACACGCGGACCATGTAGACCTCATCGGCGGAGACCTCGACCGGCGCCGAGCCGTCGGTGCCCAGGTTCAGCCGCACGGTGCGCCCGTCCGAGCCGACGGATGAGACCTCGGTCACGGCCAGAACGCGCCACACGAGGTCGGTCAGGGCCGGGTCGGGCGAGGGGGCGGTCACTGCCGGAGCCGAGGACGGGGCCGCGGCGTCGATGACGTGGCGCGGAACGCCTACCAGCCACCCCTCGCCGGCCACGAACAGGTTCGTCGCCAGGCGCTGGAGCATCTGGCCGAGGTCCTGCTGGCTGGCGCCGAGCGCTGCGAGGACCGCCTCGGCCAGCTGGGCGGTGGGGCCGGTGGCGGTGTCGGTCACGTCCGCGGCGTCGTCTCGGAGGGACGAGTGCGGGCCCGTGGCGGGCTTGTGCTGGACGTAGAGGCGGGCCTGGCTCAGGCGGCCGGCCAGGGTCGAGGCCAGGAAGCGTTCCTCGCCCACCTCGTCGTAGGCCGCCCACGCCTCGGACTGCCACGAGTTCGAGCCGATCGCCGCCGCGCCGCGCG